TGGTGACACGGTTAATACCGATGCTTCACTGGATGCGAACACCAATGCTTGGTATCGTAGAGTCAAAGTATCCAATCTCATGTAAGATTGGTTTCTATAATAAGAAACTTAACTAAAAACTTAGAGGGTGCCCGAAAGGGTGCCCTCTTTTTGTTATAAATAGATATAGAGGGAGAATATTGTGTCGTATACCGAGATTAAAGTATTAATTAGACCTAGTAATAATATTCCATTCATTCCCCTACGCCAAGCGCCACCACACTTAGCTGCCATCCAGACTGCTGCGTTATCATCTAATGAGTTGGTGAGAAAAGAGCGTTCAATTACTGATGATGCTTTAACTCGTACCGACACTAAAACTTGGAGAGATATCGAGGCGTATACTAAATATCGATCAGAAATGTATGCGGGGGGATCACAGCGTGATGCTAAAACCGCCCATAATAAAAAGTATAATATAACGGAGACAAGAACATTCTTAGAAAGTTAATCAACTTTTATTATAAATAGTAATATGGCAACTGCACAATCACCACTAGAAAGGCAACCAGACAAGTTAGACTATGCAAGTCCAACTCAGTTTCGATTTGGTATCAATCAACTTCCAAAGGTTGAGTTTTTTACCATTAATGCAAACTTACCTGGCATTGATGCTCCAACAATAGATTTTGCAACTCCCTTTAAAAATATTCCAATTATGGGTGATAAACTTACATATGAAAATCTTACTATCACGTTTATTGTTGACGAATACCTAGAGAATTATCAATCACTTCATAATTGGATGACGGGAATTGGTTTTCCATCAGACAGGTCTGAGTTTAAAACACATAGAGATGTAACATCAATTGCTCCAGCTGGTGGTAGAACCACTCCAGTTGATATTGTAAGTTCTACAACATCAGATAAATCAATGTATTCAGATGCCTTTCTTATGTTACTCTCCAATAAGAATAATCCTATTTTAAATGTTGTATTTCAAAATATATTTCCGATTTCATTAGGTGCATTAGATTACACACAGGGGGCAACAGATGTTGAGTATATAACTTCTACTGCATCCTTTGCATATCAAATCTATAAATTTGAAAGCGTCTAAATAACAAGAGCAGATTTGGTAATGCTTTAACATTTATCAAATCTATAGACTTAATTTCTAGTGACGACTCGTTCGAACTCGCTAGGGTCAATATAATATAAGAGAGACACCAAACTGCTCACTTTTTTTATTATGGAGTAAATATGAATTTAGATATATTAAAAAATACTGCAAGAGCAGACCTTCCCTTAACTGATCTGGAACACATCGATCAGGAATCCTATAAAAATCAAATGATAAAACAAAAGTGGCTGGACTTCAAAGCAGACTTTGAACTTTTATTAATAAAGTCCAAGACTGACCACCAACTCCTATATCGTCAGAAGTGGGAATATTATGGTGGTAAGGCTGATGCAAAGGTTTATGCTGCAAAACCTTTTGACATTAGGGTTATAAAGACAGACCTTGTAATGTACATTCAGACTGATGAGGATATTCTTAGAATCTCAAACAAAATGGGGTATTATGAATCCTGCATTGATTATTGTAAGGGTGTAATCAAGTCTATCGATAATCGTGGATGGGACATCCGTAATGCAACTGATTGGAAAAAGTTTGAAGCTGGGATGATATAAATGACATCAGTAAAATCTTGTGATTGTTTTTCAACAGTAATATCCCACTTTTCTTTAAATATAGAACATTCTCATATGATGAAACGTATACTTTTATCATCTGATCAATTACATGAGGATAAAGTATTTAAAACTTTGGTAAACCATATATTAAAATCTACAACTTCTGTTCTAGAAAAACAACAATATCAATATGACAAAATAGAGATAACAAATATGTGGTCAAATACACTCAATAGTGGCGAATCACATCCCCCACATACACACTCAAATAATTTCTTATCTGGGGTATATTATCTGAAAGCAGGAAACACTTCACCAATACAATTCTTTGATCCTAGACCGGCTGCTCATGTGTTACAACCAAGAAACACTCCAAACTTTATAAACTCCAGTATGGTTGAGTTTGATTCTATAGAGGGTGTTGGGTATATCTTTCCATCTTGGTTGTCACATTGGGTTCCACCCACTAAGGAACAACGTGTCAGTGTCTCATGGAATATTCTATTGCGGGGCCACTACGGGGAACATGGTACACTGCAAAATGCGTATATCTAAAAAGAACGAAGTATATTTGGTTATCTCTGATATGACAGACTCAGATAAAAAGGAGTTGACAGAGTTCTTTACCTTTGAGGTTCCTGGATTTAAGTTTATGCCCATGTATCGCAGTCGAATGTGGGATGGAAAGATAAGACTATTCTCTCCAGCAACAGGTGAGATATACGTTGGATTGCTTCAGTATATTAGGGTTTTTTGTCAGAAAAACGGAATTGACTATATATTAGAAGAGGGAGTTGAAAATGAGCGGGTTATTGTTCGTCAGGTTGTTAGAGATTTCATCAGAAGCCTCAAACCTAAATCCGGGGGGAAGTCTCTCAAAGTGCGTGACTACCAAATTGATGCAGTACATCACTGTATTTCCAGAAATCGTGCTCTTATTGTTAGCCCTACTGCTTCGGGTAAGTCACTCGTAATATATTCTATAATTCGTTACTACCATATGATGGGCCTAAAAACCCTGATACTAGTTCCTACCACTTCACTAGTGGAACAGATGTACACAGACTTTGAAGACTATGGTTGGAGCTCTGGTACATATTGTCAGAAGGTATATCAGGGCCATGACCGCAAGGTTACAAAAGATGTTGTAATATCTACATGGCAATCCCTCTATAAAATGCCAAAGAAATATTTTGAAGATTTTGGGTGCGTAATCGGTGATGAAGCGCATATGTTTAAGGCAAAATCCTTAACAGGTATAATGACTAAGTTACATAGCTGTAAGTATAGGTTTGGTCTTACAGGGACGTTAGATGGTTGCCAGACGCATCAACTTGTGTTAGAGGGACTATTTGGTCCGGTTGAAAAAGTAATTACCACAAAGAAGTTAATTGACAATAAATCTCTTGCTGATCTTAAAATCAAGTGTATTATTTTAAAACATGAAAATATACGAGAGAGAATGACTTATGCAGAGGAACTACAATTCCTAGGCGAACATGAACGTAGAAATGAATTTCTTGCTGGGTTGTTGATGCATCTCCCCGGTAATACATTATGTTTATATCAACTAGTTGAGAAACACGGTAAACCACTACACGAAGCTGTTAAAAAAATTCAATCTGAAGGATATTTTGATGATAAAATGCGAAAAATATTTTTCATCTATGGTAAGACGAGTACTATAGAAAGAGAAGAAATACGATCTATTGTTGAAGGTGAAACAAACTCAATCACCATTGCATCATATGGTACTTTTAGTACTGGTATTAATATTCGTAACATTCACAACATCGTTCTTGCTAGCCCAAGCAAATCCAGAATTAGAGTACTCCAAAGTATCGGTAGAGGATTACGTCAGGGTGATAATAAAGATTCCGTTTTAATTTTTGATATTGCAGATGATATGACTTTCAGGAAACAGAGTAATTTTACGCTTAATCACTTTCAAAAACGTATAAGTATATATGCAACAGAACAATTCAACTATGAGATTACAAAGGTAAAACTACAATGAATAAAGAAAAATACAAAATCTTAAAGCTCATTAGTGGTGAAAATATCATTTGCGAATTATCTCTGAGCGGTGGAAAGTATGAAATTTCGAAGCCATTACTAATGAATATTCACCCAAATATGACAAGAACAGGCATGACAGAATCTTTAATGCTCTCACGATGGATACAACCCTTTACAGAACAAAAATATTTTGAGATTGATCCTAAACATGTTATTATTATGTTACCCGCCTCGCCTGGATTAAGTATCTATTACGAAGGAATAATTAATAAATTAGATAGTGTTGATGAAATTGATACTATTGATGAGATTGATGATTTTGAAAATGAAGATATCTACGAAGAACTTTTAGCTAAACTAAAAACAGTTAATGATACAATACATTAATGTAGTTCTATGAACCAAGGACAAGCATAATATAACACTGTTTTTTAGTGAAGTCAAGGGACTTTTAAATTATAATGATCCTTGACATTATCTTCCTAATATAGTATAGTAGATAAAGATTAGGAGAGTACTTATGGCGAAAGCAAAGGGTGAACACTACGTTGATAATAAAATTTTTCTGAAAGCTATGATTGAGTGGAGAGAAAAATGTAAAGAAATAGAAGTGGTGGGGGATAAAAAGCAAATTCCTCCTGTTACTAACTATATGGGTGAATGTTTCCTCAAGATTGCAACTCATTTATCTTATCGGCCCAACTTTATAAATTACACATATAAGGATGATATGATTTCAGATGGTATTGAAAACTGTCTTCAATATGCTTCTAACTTCAATCCAGAGAAGTCATCAAATCCTTTTGCTTACTTTACTCAAATCATCTACTACGCTTTTATTCGAAGAATTCAAAAAGAAAAAAAGCAAACCCATGTTAAAAATAAAATTATATCAGGAAGTAACTATGAATCATACGTTACTATGCCAGGTGATTCAACGAGCTATCAAGTATTAAATTCTTTTGCTGTGGAAAATCTTCCACAAGAAGATGTATACAAACCTAAGAAAGTAGATAATATTGCTAATAAGGATAAGAAAGGTTTAGAGAATTTTATGGAAGATGAAGATAATGAAGTAAAAGAATATAATAAATGAAGATTGCAATAATTACCGATACACATTTCGGAGCGAGAAATGATAATCAGAACTTTAGCGATTTCTTTTACAAATTTTACGAGAACACTTTCT